TTCAGGCCAAGATGGGCGCGTCTGAAGACATCAAAGCTACCACAGGCCAGTACGATGCAAGTTTGGGCCAAGTGTCAAACGAGCGTTCTGGACGTGCTATTTTAGCTAGACAGAAAGAATCTGACAACGGTACGTATCACTATGTAGATAATTTAGCGCGTGCTGTGCGCTACGTGACGCGTCAACTGGTGGACTTGATACCTAAAATCTACGATACGCAACGTATTGCTAGGATTGTTGGTATTGATGGCGAAACCAACATGGTCAAGATCGACCCAACCCAACAAGAGCCGGTCAAAAAGATCATGGATCAGACGGGCGTGGTGCTTGATAAGATTTACAACCCATCCGTAGGTCGTTACGACGTGGTAGTGACCACAGGCCCAAGCTACATGACCAAGCGTCAAGAGTCGATGGACGCGATGTCTCAGATTTTGCAAGGCAATCCCAACTTGTGGGCGGTTGCAGGCGATTTGTTTGTTAAAAACATGGATTGGCCTGGTGCTCAAGAGATGGCGGCACGTCTTCGCAAGACGATTGACCCGCAACTGCTGGCTGATCAAGACAATGACCCAGCGTTACAAGCAGCTCAAAAGCAAATTGAAGCGATGGGCATGGAAATGCAACAAATGCACGACATGTTGATGAACGTCAATCAGTCGATTGAGGCTAGGGACGTACAAGTACGTGAGTTTGAGGCTAAAATCAAGGCATTTGATGCTGAAACTAAGCGTATTTCAGCGACAATGCCCGGCATGACGATGGAGCAAATTCAAGATATTGTGATGGGTACGATTGCTGCTGCTCATGATGCGGGGGATTTGATACCGCCGCAACAAATGCAAGGCCCAATCATAGAAGAACCTGAAGGTATGGGCCGCGAAGCAGACATTATGGCCCGTCAGGAAGAAGCGCAACAAGCCAGACCTATGCCTAACGTCGTACCGCAGGAGGGTTGAGCATGAAATGTGCTGATTTTGTAGGTATGTTGTTCTTAGCCCGCGATGTTGCTCATTCGGTGCATTTAAACACCCGTAGTTACAGCAAACATAAGGCGCTAGGTAAGTTTTACGATGAAATTGTCGATCTGGCCGACAAATTTGCTGAAGCCTACCAAGGCAAACACGGCTTAATTGGGCCTATTTCATTGATGAGTGCCAGCAAAACCTCTAATATCTTAGCTTTCATGCAAGATCAGGTCGATGAAATAGAAAAAATTCGGTATGAAGTTTGTGATAAGGCAGAGACTCCGCTGCAAAACATTATTGATGAAATTGTTGGGTTGTACTTAAGTACAATCTACAAACTTAAGTTTTTAGCATAAGGAATTAAGATGCAACTTCTTAACCCGATGAATAAAACGGATTACCCAGCGTACACAGCTACCGCAGGGGCTACCGCAGGTAATACGACAGCGTGGGGCGCGGGGCCACAAGGTGTTTTTGTGTGGGCGGATGTCGCTTCTTACGTCGAGGTTGGTGTTGATGCAACAGCTACAACGGCCAGCACCCCAATCCCCGCTAACACACCCATACATTTTGTTGTTCCGCTGAACACTTCAGGTGCTCCTTGGCGTGTTAGCGTGCTTCGTATCGGTTCTACAAGCGGTATAGCGTATTGTAAGCCGATCAACAAAGAATGATCTATTTTAAAAGTTTTTGGGTGGTCGTCTTAAGTTGGAGTGATCATGGCAGACGTTAAAATATCTGCGTTAACGAGTGGTAATCCAGCACAATCTGGCGATGAAATCCCGATTGCTCGTAGCGGCGCAAACTATAAAGTTACAGCAGGAAGTATTGCAGCTCTTGGCGGTGGTGGAGGTACAACAACCAACGCTTTAACGATGAACAATTCGGGTTCCGGTGCAGTTTCTGGAACCACGTTTAATGGTTCTGCCGCACAAACCATCAGCTACAACACGATTGGCGCACCAAGCATCACCGGTACAAACGCAACAGGAACATGGGCTATTGATGTTAGCGGGTCTGCCGGGACCGCTGCGGCGGTGTCTGGTGGTGGCGCTAACCGACTTGTGTACCAGACAGGCTCAAGCACAACATCATTTGTTACTGCACCTACGGTTACTGACACTTTTTTGAAGTGGAATGGTAGTGCTTTTGTTTGGGATGCTGCATCAGGTGCTGGCACTGTAACGTCTATTACTGCTGGATCGGGTTTAAGCGGCGGTACGATTACCACATCAGGCACGATTGCATTAGCAACTGCTTATGGCGATACGGTAAACCCCTACGCAAGCAAAACAGCTAATTACGTTTTAGCTTCCCCTAACGGTTCTTCTGGTGTTCCTACGTTTAGAGCGTTAGTTGCTGCTGATATACCTCAAATTTCACTAGCTACAGGTGTGACAGGTAATTTGCCTGTTACTAATTTGAACTCTGGGACTGGGGCATCGGCTACAACATATTGGCGTGGTGATGGCACATGGGCCACACCCGCTGGGGCTGGCACTGTAACGTCTGTTGCTTTGTCGATGCCTTCAGGGTTTTCGGTTGCCGGAAGCCCTGTAACCAGTTCAGGCACCTTAGCAGTTACTACGACATTAAGTGGTGTTTTAAAAGGCACAGGCTCTGGTTTTACAGCTGCAACAGCAGGTACGGACTACCAAGCACCTATTACGCTCACTACGACAGGTACATCGGGTGCGGCTACTTTTGTAGGTAATACCTTAAACATCCCCCAATACTCAGGTGGTGGCGGGTCAGGTACGGTTACATCGGTAGCACAGACATTTACCGGCGGTATTGTTTCTGTAGCAGGCTCCCCAATTACAACATCGGGAACTTTAGCCTTAACGGTTGCGGGTACGTCAGGCGGTATTCCTTATTTCTCAAGCGGCACAACTTGGGCTAGCTCTAGTGCGTTGACAGCGAACGCTCTTATGATTGGCGGCGGGGCTGGCGCTGCGCCGAGCACAGTAACCACAGGTACAGGTGTTGTCACAGCGCTCGGTGTTAATACCGGTTCTGCCGGTGCTTTTGTTGTTAACGGTGGAGCGTTAGGTACACCATCAAGCGGTACGGTAACTAACCTAACGGGTACAGCTAGCATCAATATTAACGGTACGGTTGGGGCAACTACACCAACCACCGGCGCCTTTACGACCCTTTCTGCTTCATCTACCACTACATTTTCGGGTTTAACAGCAAGCACCGCACTTGCACTTGATGCAAGTAAGAATGTTGTCAGCGTGACAAACACAGGGTCAGGTAACAATGTGTTGGCAACTTCGCCAACCTTGGTTACACCTAATCTTGGCACACCGACAACATTGACGTTGACTAATGCCACAGGTCTTCCGTTATCGACAGGTGTTACAGGCAATCTCCCCGTAACAAACCTTAACTCCGGAACGTCTGCATCTTCAACAACATTTTGGCGTGGTGATGGAACGTGGGCTACACCAACTGCCGCTGCAACGATCCCCGTTAGTGATGAAGGCACGCAAATTACCGCAGCAGTATCATCCTTCAATTTTGTTGGTTCTGGCGTAACCGCTACGGCCGTCGGCAACGATGTAACAGTGACAGTTTCAGGTGGCGGCTCATCCGTAGCGCAAAACTATGCGTGGTTTTTGTCATAAGGATTTATTATGGGAACATTAGTTCTTGATACCACAACCAAGACGATTAAAGTCGCCATGTCTGGGGCGGCGGCAACGTCAAACCCCGAATTTACGGTGGCTTATGCTGATAGCACCTCATCTTCACTAACTGAAGGTGCGTTAGATGGCGCTTTAAACGGCACATCGGATGTTACGGTTGTTTCTGCGCCAGCATCGTCTACAAGACGTGTCATTAAGTGGATAACCATTGAGAATAAAGATACCGCTTCGGTTACGCTGACTGTTAAGTATGACAACAACGGCACGCAGCGGATTATTGCTAAAGTGACTTTGGATGTTGGCGACACTTGGACAACAGATGGTACGTTTAGCAACACGGGCGCACTAAAAACGGCTTTATCGGGTGTTGGATCAGGGACAGTTACCTCAGTAGCCCTTAGCGGCGGTACAACAGGTCTGACGGTATCTGGCAGTCCTATCACCACATCAGGCACCATAACCTTAGCTGGCACGCTCGCTGTAGCTAATGGTGGTACTGGTGTAACCACATCAACAGGGTCAGGTTCAGTTGTTTTATCAACCTCACCAACTTTAACTACACCTGTACTAGGCACACCGACATCAGGAACGCTCAGTAACTGTACGGTAGACGGTACTAACAAGGTTGGCTATATTGGTGCTCCACAAAGCACGAACACGACCGTGGCTGCAAGCGATGCAGGCAAGCACATTTACTTCACGGGCGGATCGACTGCAACGCTTACAGTAAACACAAATGCGACAACTGCGATTGACGTAGGCACAACGATTCTTGTTGTTAATAACAACTCTGGAAACCTAACGATTTCCGGTGCTGGCGTGACATTTCAGCTAGCAAACGGCGCAACTGGCAACAGGACAGTAGCGACAAAAGGCATGGCTACGTTGTTGAAAGTAGCAACTGATACTTGGTATGTTTCTGGTGCGGGAGTAACCTAATGGCTGGCGCATTATCGGCAATGATTGCCGCTGCCTTTTCTGGTGGCGGCGGTGGCGGTGGCTACACAATCGTCCAAACCTTTACAGCTACGTCTACATGGACATGCCCTGCTGGTGTTACAGAGGTTGATTATCTTGTGGTCGCTGGTGGGGGTGCTGGGGCAAAATATAATAATCCGGTAAGCGGTGGTGGTGGTGCTGGTGGCTTTAGGACGGGTACTGGATTATCAGTAACCGCAGGAACAGATTACACAATAACCGTAGGTGCTGGAGCTGCTGGAACATCGACTCCAGTATCAGCTAGAAAAGGTTTTGATTCTTCACTAGGTTCCCCGTTATCAATAACTGCTACAGGTGGTGGTGGTGGTGGTGGATATGCCGAAGCAGGAGGAAGCGGCGGGTCTGGTGGCGGATCTGGATATGATGCAAATACAAGCGGTGGTACTGGTAATACTCCATCAACTAGCCCTAGCCAAGGTAATAATGGCGGTGCTTCTGGAGCTGGAAACCAAAGTGGTGGGGGTGGAGGCGCTAGCGCGGCAGGTAATGCAAGCAATGCTTCGCCTAATCCAGGGAAAGGCGGTGATGGTACAGCGTCAACAATAAGCGGAACCAGCGTTACATATGCTGGTGGCGGTGGTGGTGGAAACGAAGGAACGGGAGTTCGACCTGGCGGAACTGGAGGTGGCGGAAACGGAGCTTCAAGAGGTTCTGCTACAGCGGGAACGGCGGGGTCAACAAATACCGGAGGCGGTGGCGGGGGAGGCGCAAATGATCCAGGTGGCGGTCAACTATATATAGGCGGCGCAGGCGGCTCCGGCATTGTTATCCTCAAGTACACCGTAGCAAGCCAAACCGTCTTTGTGTTCAAAGGCACGACTACGTGGAAATGCCCGACAGGTGTGACCAGCGTTGACTATCTTGTGGTTGCTGGTGGAGGTGGGGGTGGTGCAGGAGTGACTGCAAATAGCAATGGTGGTGGCGGTGGTGCTGGTGGCTTTAGAACTGGCGCAGGTCTTTCTGTAAGCGAAGGGCAGGATTACACAATTACAGTCGGTGCTGGACAGCCATCTAATACAAATGGTCAAGATTCTTCTATCGGCTCTCCTGCATCAATAACCGCTACCGGTGGAGGTAAAGGCGGAACTTCGCAAGGAGCTGGATCTAGTGGAGGCTCTGGTGGGGGTGGATCGGCTGGTGGCCCTAGTAACGGCCCTGGCGGGGCTGGTAATACACCCGCAATTCCTGCCCCAGCGGTTCAGGGATATGCAGGAGGAAATGGCTTAGTATCCGGCGGTAATGCTTACGGCGGTGGCGGCGGTGGTGCTGGCGGGTTAGGCAATCCGGGGACTTCCTCTCCAGGAAAAGGCGGAGATGGAGGGATAGGAAAAACCTCTGCGATTAGCGGTTCTACAGTAACTTATGGCGGTGGGGGTGGTGGTTCTGGAACTACTACAAGCGGTTCTGGTGGGTCAAGTCTTGGCGGTGCTGGAAGCCCCAGCGGTGCAGGAAGTAATGCGCCTAATGCGAATACTGGCAGCGGTGGTGGTGGTGGCTTTAATACAGGTTCTGGGGCCGGCGGCTCTGGAAGCTCCGGCATTGTTATCATCAAAATCAATCAATAACATGACTACAAAAACATATCGCTTCCTAGGAATCGATACAGCCATGCACCTACTGCGTCCAGGTGCAAAGTGGGAAATATCAAACAACGTGTTTACTCGGTGGGATGATCCACGGCCATGCCCAAGCATAGAAGAAGTGTATTGGGTTATGGACAAGATCAAAGAGTTTGAAGAAATGATTCCTACGATTTGGTTGCCTGAGCAGTTAGAGGAAATGGGCATCAGGCAAAAGGAAATTGAAGATGCAATTGCATAATCTGTTTCCTACGCCTGTAGGCTTTGCAGAGCTTGGCAGACCCCTGAGCGATGAGGAGCTGTTCTTCATACGTGAGCTTGAGACTCGGCCCAACATGGGTAACACCACGTCTACAAACAACTTTGTACTGCGTGATCCTGCTCTCACCTCACTTCGTTCGTTCATTGAAGATGCGGTATCGGATTACTTCAAGTCTACGGTAAATCCCAAGCACAACGTAAGCCTGAGAGTGACGCAAAGCTGGTGTAATTACAGTGAGCCAGGGCAATACCACCACAAACACGCACATCCTAATAGCTACATCTCAGGTGTGTTTTATGTGCAGACAAACGCTGATGACAGGATTTACTTTTACAAAGACGGTTGGCAGCAGATCAAGTTCCCGCCAGAGCAGTGGAACCCGTACAACTCTGAGTCTTGGTGGTTTGAAGCCACAGCAGGAAAGCTGATTCTTTTTCCGTCAAGCCTGACGCACATGGTTCCGACTATTGAAGGCGATGACACAAGAATCTCACTATCGTTTAACACCTTTCCTGTGGGTGTAGTCGGGGAAGAAATGGACTTAACTGGATTAAAGCTGGAGGCGTAATGGCTCACTTCGCAAAGATTGATGAAAACAACATCGTCACTCAGGTGGTGGTGGTCGATAACAAAGACACCAGTGATGCTTCTGGCGTTGAGAAAGAACATATCGGCGCAGCGCATCTTGAAAAGATTCTCGGTGGCACTTGGAAGCAGACAAGCTACAACGGAAACAGGCGTAAGAACTACGCAGGTATTGGTTACACCTACCGAGAAGATATAGACGCTTTCGTACCGCCTAAGCCTTTTGCTAGTTGGCTACTTAACGCTGATGCACAGTGGGAAGCGCCAGTAGCAATGCCTACAGATGGAAAGATGTACAGTTGGGATGAAGCAACGACAAGTTGGGTTGAAGCAATATTGCCACAATAACTTGTGTAAGATATGATGTTTTAACTGTACCGGCCCAGTAGACCGGGACTCTAACGAGTAAGTCATGAGCGACGAAAGTCAAACCTTAGCGGAAGTAGAATCCGCGCTAGCACCCGAGGTGACGGCCACCACGGAGGATGCACGAAATGCGCCGGAGGTCGCTGAACAAGCGCCAGATCAGACTGAGGAAAAGCGTTTTACCCAGGCTGAACTAGACGCGATGATCAGCAAACGCCTTGCAAGAGAGCAACGCAAGTGGGAACGAGAACAAAAGCTGAGGGCGTCAACGCCCGATATGCCGTCTGGTGATCTACCCGCGCAAGATAGTTTTGCGTCAACTGAGGAATACGCGGAAGCGTTAGCCGAAAGAAAAGCCGCAGAATTGCTTGCACGTCGGGATGCAGAAAGACAGCGTGCGGAAGTTCTTGAGGTCTATCACGAGCGCGAAGAAGAAGCGCGGTCTAAGTACGAAGATTTTGAACAAGTCGCGTACAACCCCCGACTTCCAATCACGACAGTGATGGCCGAAACGATTCAAGCGTCTGACATTGGCCCCGAGGTGGCTTATTACCTTGGTTCTAATCCGAAAGAAGCTGATCGTATTGCCAAGTTGTCGCCTTTTTTGCAGGCAAAAGAGATTGGGAAGATTGAAGCTAGGTTAAGTGAAAATCCTCCTGTTAAGAAATCATCGAGTGCCCCAGCGCCGATTCAGCCTGTCACTCCTCGGGGTGGCAACGCAAGAGTTTTAGACACAACTGACCCGCGTTCAATTAAGGAAATGTCAACGTCAGAGTGGATAGAAGCCGAGCGTCAAAGGCAGATTAAGAAGTGGGAATCTCAAAACCGAGTCCGCTAATTTTTTGAAAAGGAATTGTCATGGCAAATAGCCTACTTACCATCGACATGATTACTCGCAAGGCGCTTGAAATCCTTGAGAATAATCTTGTCTTAACCCGCAACGTAAACCGCCAGTACGACGACAGCTTTGCCGTTGAAGGCGCTAAGATTGGTTCAACCCTCCGTATTCGCCTCCCGGACCGTGCGCTTGTCACTGACGGTGCTGCACTGCAAGTCCAAAGCGATAACGAGCAGTACACCACGTTGACTGTTGCTACGCAAAAGCACATCGGTGTTAACTTCACATCTGCTGAATTGACCTTGCAGTTGGACGACTTCGCAGAGCGTGTGCTTAAGCCTCGTATTAGCCAGCTTGCTGCTAGCATCGACGCTGACGTTGCTAACTCCTACCAGTACATCGGTAACACAGTTGGTACGCCTGGAACGACGCCCGCTACATCGTTGGTTCTGTTGCAAGCACAGCAAAAACTCAACGAGAACGCTGCGGTTATGTCGCCCCGTTACGCCACCGTCAACCCAGCCGCTAACGCTGGTTTGGTTGAAGGCATGAAAGGTCTTTTTAACCCCACCGACACGATCAGCCGTCAGTTCAAGAACGGCATGATGGGCATGGGTGTGCTTGGGTTTGATGAGATCAACATGTCTCAGTCGATCAAGCAGTTCACGACCGGATCGCGTACGGCTACTGGCGGTACAACGTCTGCTGCTGTAACAAGCGAAGGTGCAACGACTATCGCCATCACTGGCGCAGGTGCTAGCGCAACCGTTAAAGCTGGCGACGTGTTTACCGTGGCTGATTGCTATGCAGTTAACCCACAAACCCGTGAGTCCACTGGTTCGCTGTTCCAGTTCGTTGCAACCGTTGACGTCACGCTGAATGGCTCTGGCGCAGGTAACATCACTGTCGCTCCGATCTATTCTTCGGGTAACGCCTTAGCTACCGTTGCTAGCCTTCCTGCTACCAGCAAGGCCGTGACTTTTGTTGGTGCAGCATCTAGCCAGTACCCACAAAACCTCGTCTACCACAAAGACGCTATCACTTTCGCCACTGCCGATCTGATGATGCCGCAAGGCGTTGACATGGCATCGCGTCAGGTTCATAACGGTATTTCGATGCGTATTGTTCGTCAGTACGACATCAACAACGACCGTATGCCCTGCCGTATTGACGTGCTCTATGGCTACAGCGTGATTCGTCCGCAAATGGCAGTTCGACTCTGGGGCTAATCGATCTAGGGGGCTTCGGCCCCCTTACCCAATTATTTTTTGAAAGGATTTATCATGGCAATTCCTAATGGTGCTGGTGGCTATCAGTACAACGACGGTAATACCGGCGAGGCTTTGTTGTTTGTTCAAGGTGCTCCTACCGCGCTTACTGGCGCAGCTACAATCACAGCGGCTCAACTAGCAAACGGTCTGTTTACGTTTGACGGCACCGCTGGCGCAATGACGCTGCCTACGGTTGCGTTGCTTGAGGCTGAAGTTTCTTCCGCAGCTAAGATCAATGCAGCGTTTACGTTTGCGGTGGTTAACATCGACAGTACAGATGCGGTGACCGTAACGGCAGGCACGGGTTGGACGCTTGTTGGCACGGCTGCGGTATCGGCAGGTACATCGTCGCAATGGCTGGCTCGCAAGACCGGCGACGGCACTTGGACGGCTTATCGGATTGCGTAATCGATAGGGGGTTCGCCCCCTATTTTTAAAAGGATTAGCTATGTCAAACACTAAGCCAATCGGCGTTGCTTTCACTGACCAAGACATCATCGGCGCGCAGTACATATTGTCTGATGAACAGTTTGGTTACACAGCAAACGCTCAAGGTACGGTAACTCAGGCTACTAGCAAATCGACCGCTGTAACGCTTAACAAAGCCGCCGGTCAGATCACGATGAATAACGCAGCTTTGGCGAGCGTAACCAACGTAACTTTTACGTTAAACAACTCGCTTATTTCTACTAACGACATCTTGATTCTGAACGTAAGCGGTGGTGCTACGGCTGGCGCGTATAACTGCTGGGTTTCCGGTATAAGCGCAGGTTCTGCGTCAATTACCGTGCGTAACATCTCAGGCGGCTCGCTGTCTGAAGCAGTTGTTATTAATTTTGCTGTAATTCATTGCGTGTAAAGGCGCGGGGGCTAACTACCCCCATTTAAAATTATGGCCGTCATCTATCTTCGCCACCCTACGCATGGTGCTAAAGTTGCTATATCTGACATGGAAGCTGAACATGACAGACAAAATGGCTGGGAAGCGTATGATCCTAATGCCGTAACGGATGAGCATGAGACTGTTAACGAACTTCAACCACGTCGTCGCAGTCGCAGACCTCAGGAGATTGAGTCATGACAACTGCCGCTGAATTGATTGAAGGGTCGCTTAGACTTCTTGGCGTGTTGGCCGAAGGTGAACAGCCCTCGGTTGCTGTGATGCAAGATTCCATCATGGCGATGAATCAAATGATTCAGTCATGGGATACCGAGCGCCTGTCGGTGTTTAGCACGCAAGATCAGGTGTTTACATGGCCTGCTTACACCATGTCCCGCACGCTTGGGCCTACTGGTGATTTTGTTGGCAATCGTCCTATCGAAGTTGACGACGCAACTTATTTTAAAGACCCTTCATCAGGGTTGTCGTTTGGCGTCAAACTTATCAATCAGCAGCAGTACGACGGCATCGCGTTTAAAACGGTTACGTCCACCTATCCGCAGGTTTTATGGGTCAACAATACCTTTCCTGATATTGAGATGACCATTTACCCTGTACCTATTAAAGCCTTAGAGTGGCACATTATTTCGGTAGAAACGCTCAATGAAGTGTCAAGCGTCGCTACAGACATGTACTTTCCACCAGGCTATTTACGCGCGTTTCGTTACAACCTAGCGTGCGAGTTAGCGCCTGAGTTTGGTGTAGAACCTTCGCCGCAGGTACAGCGTATTGCCATGTCAAGTAAGCGCAACATTAAGCGCATCAACTTCCCCGGCGATCTTATGGCAATACCTTATCCGATTGTTGCGACGCGTCAACGGTATAACATCTACGCCAACAATTTCTAATGAAAACGCCGATTCTTGGATCGACTTACGTTGCCCGTTCCGTCAACGCAGCCGATGCGAGGATGGTCAATCTGTTTCCGGAAGTTGTGCCGGAAGGCGGCAAAGAACCCGCGTTTCTTCAGCGCTGCCCAGGTCTGCTCAACCTTGCTACGATTGGTAGCGGGCCTATTCGTGGGCTGTGGACGTTTTCGTCTGACAACAGCACGGCGTTTGTTGTGTCGGGTAATGAGCTGTACAAGATCAATACCAGCTACACCGCGACGTTGCTTGGTTCTATCCCCGGCACTGGCCCTGTCAGCATGGCCGATAACGGCATACAGTTGTTCATTGCTTGTAACGGCCCTAGTTACATCTACAACGTCGATACGGGTGTCTTTGGCCAGATCGTAGACCCAAACTTTCCCGGCGCAGTGTCGGTTGGTTATATTGACGGTTACTTTGTTTTTAATGAGCCTAACAGCCAGCGAATTTGGGTCACGCAACTGCTTGATGGGACGTCCATAGACCCTCTTGATTTTGCTAGCGCGGAAGGTTCGCCCGACGGCGTTGTTGGTCTTATTGTTGACCACCGCGAAGTTTGGGTCTATGGCACTAGCACGGTTGAGGTTTGGTACGACGCAGGTACGCCAGACTTTCCTCTCCAGCGCATCCAAGGCGCGTTTAATGAGATTGGTTGCATCTCGGCGTACACCATCGCCAAGATGGATAATGGTCTGTTTTGGCTTGGTGCAGACGCCCGAGGCCAAGGTATTGTTTACCGCGCCAACGGCTACACCGGTCAGCGCATTAGCACCCACGCGGTTGAATGGCAGATTCAACAGTACGGCAACCTAACAGACGCGCTTGCGTACACATATCAGCAAGACGGCCACAGTTTTTACGTGCTTATTTTCCCTAGCGCCAACACAACGTGGGTCTACGATGTAGCAACAGGCGCATGGCATGAGCGTGCAGGCTGGAGCAACGGATCGTTTACGCGGCACCGCAGCAATTGCCAGATGGCGTTTAACAACAAAATCATCGTAGGCGATTACGAAAACGGCAACATCTATGCGTTTGATTTGGACACCTACGCCGATAACGGTCAGATACAAAAGTGGTTGCGCTCGTGGCGGGCGTTGCCGACAGGTCAAAACAATCTTAAGCGCACCGCGCATCACGCGATGCAAATTGATATGGAGTCTGGCGTTGGTTTAAATGGGTACCCCACGACAGAAAGCGTCTATTTCATCACTGAGACAGGTAACAATTACTTAGTTACTGAGTCTGGCGAATACTTTATCGAGGAACAAGACCTGCCTGGAACGCAAGGAGCAGACCCTCAAGTTATGCTGCGTTGGTCCGACGATGGCGGTCATACGTGGTCTAACTATCACACCACGTCTGTCGGCAAGATTGGTCAGTACTACTACCGCGTCTGGTTCCGTCGTCTAGGTATGACGATGAAATTGCGCGACCGTGTGTACGAACTATCGATGACTGATCCGGTGAAGACTGCGATTATGGGCGCAGAGCTTTTGATAACGCCGACTAATGCTTAACATTACTAACATTCCAGCACCGCGCGTCAGCATTATTGACGAGCGAACAGGACTTATTTCGCGGGAATGGTATCGCTTTTTTTTAAATCTGTTTACGTTAGTTGGGCAAGGTAACAACCAAACTAGCTTAGACGATCTTCAAGTCGGCCCACCGGCGCAGAGCATCAATATACTAGTGTCTGGTAGCCCGACAGACCTAGCACCACCGCCCGTGCCGCCGGTGTCTATCGCTGACAATCAAGCCATACTGCCGCCTAGCGTACAGTTTTCGCCTGACGATAGCTTGGCGCTGTACCCACCGTTTGCTTTCCCGTCTGCTGATGATAGCCAAGCGTTACTGCCTTCGGTTGTACAAGCGCTAGTGCAAAGTTACGCCGACTTAGCGCCTCCAGTCATTCCCCCAAGCGTAGCCACTAACGGCACAGTCACGAGTGTTGACGTGTCTGGTGGCACGACAGGCATGTCGTTTACTGGTGGTCCTATTACAAGCTCAGGCACGATCACCATGTCAGGCACGTTAGCGGTCGCTAACGGCGGTACAGGCGCATCGTCGTTAAGCGGCGCGGGTATCGTCACAACAACCGGCACTCAAACGATTAGTGGTCAAAAGAACTTTACAAGCTACACCAATACTTTTCTTGGCACGACTTACGCCACCTCCGACGGCGGCACAGGTAGTAACGCTTATTTTGGTGAGAGTAGTGCTTACGCCGTTGTAGGCGGCGCTAACGGTGTGGTGTTGGCTAGTGGGGGAACATACCCAGGCACCGCACGGTACGTTGGCGATTCAACGTCGTTTCGACCATCAACAACTGCGGCTTACAGTTCAGGTACGCTAAGTCAGCGGTGGACAACGGTCTACTCGCAAAATCTTGACTTGTCGGGCGTTGTAGCGGCAGGTACATGGAATGGCTCAACCATAACCACAGGCTACGGCGGCACAGGCGTTACATCAACGCCAACGAATGGTCAGCTATTGATTGGTAACGGGTCTGGATACTCGTTAGCGACGTTAACTGCTGGGTCTAACATATCAATCACTAATGGCGCTGGGTCCATCACCATTAACGCCTCGGGTTCTACGGGCGTAAGCTCTGTTGATGTCTCTGGCGGTTCAACGGGCTTAACCACATCCGGTGGCCCTATCACGTCATCAGGCACGATCACGATTAGCGGCACGTTAAACGTGTCTAACGGTGGCACGGGCGCAACCACACAGTCTGGCGCACGATCTTCGCTTGGCGTTCCTGCATCGCCTACCGGATCAAGTGCTCAACTGCTTGCAAATAATGGCTCAGGCGAATTCAGTAACGTCAGCGTTGGGTCAGGATTAAGTTACTCAGGCGGCACGTTAAGCGCCACAAATACCGGTACGGTAACCAGCGTGAGCGGCAGCGGCGGCTCGACGGGGCTAACGCTTACCGGTGGCCCTATCACGACGTCTGGCACTTTGACGCTAGGCGGTACGCTTGCCACAGGTAGCGGTGGTACAGGCGCATCATCGCTTACAGGCGCAGGGATCGTCACAACGACTGATACCCAAACAATTAGCGGTCAAAAGAACTTTACAAGCTACACCAACACCTTCCGCGCAACATCGTACGCTACGTCTGATGGTGGTAGCGGCTCTAACGCTTACTTTGGTGAGAGCGGCGCATATGCCGTGGTAGGAGGCGTTAACGGCGTTGTTTTAGCGACAGGAAGTACCTTTCCTGGCACGTCTATTTTTGTGGGCGATAGCAATACTTGGCGACCGACTACCGATAACGTCCGCGCCCTAGGGACTGCCTCGTTTAGGTACACGGTAGTTTACGCAACCACAGGCACTATCAATACATCAGACGCAGCGCAAAAGCAGCAGGTTAGATCGTTGTCAGACGCCGAGCAGCGTGTAGCGCAACGCGTCAAGAAACTCATTCGCGCCTTCAAATGGAACGACGCGGTTGAAGAAAAAGGTGAAGCGGCGCGTATTCATTTTGGTGTTATCGCGCAAGATGTGCAAGAAGCATTTGCCGCCGAGGGCTTAGATGCGTCAAAATACGGTTTGTTTTGCAGTGACACATGGACCAACTCGGACGGATCGTCACAAACGCGTTTAGGCGTGCGTTACAGCGAATTGTTGGCTTTTGTTATCGCCGCACTTTAAGGACTACTATGCCTACTATTTTATCCCCTAGCCCAAAACTTCAGTTTTTCGCTTCGGATGGCTCCTTGTTAGTCGGCGGCAAACTTTACACCTACGCAGCCGGAACGACCACGCCGCTAGCGACCTACACCGATTCTACTGGGGCGACGGCCAACACGAACCCCATCATCTTGAGCGTGCGCGGTGAGGCTAACGTCTGGCTGGGCACGTCGTCGTACAAGTTTGTTCTTAAGGATAGCAACGACGTCCTTATTTGGACGGTCGATAATATCTCAACCGCGCAAGGGCTTATTGACGCCTTAAGCGCGTCGTTAGCTGCGGCGTCAGGTTCATCGTTGATCGGGTACGCGCCATCGGGCGCAGGTGCTGTAACGACCACGGTCCAAGCTAAGCTGCGCCAGACGATAAGCGTCAAAGATTTTGGTGCTACGGGTGACGGCACAACCGACGATACGGTAGCGTTTCAAAACGCGTTGACTGCTGCGACAGGTAAATCGCTTTACGTGCCTGCCGGTACATACGTCTGTACAGGGCTAACGATCTACAGCGGCACCAACATGTACGGCGATTCGCCCGCTACATCGATTATCAAAGCCAAGAGCACCCTTGGCGCTACAACGCCGCTGTTAAAGAACCCCAATCAGTCAGGTACAGCGTACGTTTATGTAGACAAAGGTATTAGCGTCAGCGATATTAAGTTTGACGGTAACAACTTAGGCCCGCGCACGGCTGAATTGGTGTCGTTTGGTAAGGTCGAAGACCTTAACATCACTAACTGCTACGTGTACAACGTGCAGTACATCGGCATCGCGTTGGCAGGCTGTATTGCCGTAGGTGTTAATCAATGTTTGTTTACAGAGTGCGGCAGCGACAGTGTGCTTGCCGAGGGCGGTGCTGCGATATGGATGGGGCCAGCCGCTGACACCACAAGGTCTTACGACGTAAGCGTCAGTGAAAGTAGCTTTATTAGCAACAACTGGTCGGCCATGTACGCCAACGGTGATCGTCTGTCGATCAACGGTAATTACTTATCCGCAAATAAAGAGTCCGGCATTTTCATGACCGGCAGCAACAACGTCATTTCTGATAACTGGATTAGCGGTCAGACTAAAAAGAACATCTCCGCGTCGGGTATTGAATTTGAAGGTGATTTTCATACAATTAGCGGCAATTTTATTGGTGATTGTGATGACTACTGTATAGCCGTTACAGATTCGCAGTTCACTACAATCACTGGTAACTCGCTCTATAACCCGCGTCGTAACAGCGCGTCGTTCCCCAACGCAAGTTGCATTGGCATCATTTCGCTAACGGCTAGCCCGAACCAACCGCGCTACATTTTGATCGTTGGCAACAACATGTGGGCACCTTCAAACGACGCCTACGCGGGTGTGTACTTTTACGGCACGTCGTCTGCGCCGCAATACGTCACGATCAGCGATAACCAGATGAATGGCAACACTTGGACGTCTGGTCAAGCAATTTACGTCACGTCAGGGCAAGCGTCTTCGTCGCAAATCTTTCGCGACAATCCTGGCGCGTTTGACATATTTGACCAAGGTGGTTACGCGTCGGGTCGCTTCTACGCAGGTGAGACACTATCGCCTGCAACGGCAGCAGGCACGTTGGCGGTAGCGGCTAACACCTTCTATGCCATGCCGTTCAACGTAAGACAATCGCAGCTTTGGACAAAGATAGGTTGCACGGTAACTACCGCAGGCGCAGGCGTTTTTGCGTACCTTGGTATTTATCGCATGGAGAACGGTATACCAACATCGCTTGTGTTAGATGGCGGTGCGGTTGGCCTAACAACAACAGGTACTAAAGAGATCACTATTTCGCAGCCTTTACCGTCAGGCACCTACGCGCTTGTGTTGCTCGCCAACGCTAGCGGTGCTACGGTTAGGGCCGGAACACCTAGTGATGTGGCGTTAGCTACTGTAGGATGTAGCGCAGTAGGGACGGCTGACACGTTAATTACGGCCAGCCAAACTTATGGCACGTTACCCTCGACCTTTCCTGCCGTATCTTACTCAACCAGCAGCACGCCCTTGCTGACTTTGCGCTATGGAGTTTAAAAAATGACTGTAACTGCAAAAGCCTTGGCCGAAGGCCAGATCATCCCTAATTCAAACACGACGGTCTACACCGCGCCGTTAGCTGTAACAACGATCATTGATAAGTTGACCACGGCTAACTACGATTCTGTGGCGCGTGAAATTACAATCAGTATCGTGGCGTCTGGTGGTTCAGTAGGTGATGCCTATTACATCGGCAAACAGACGTTAGCGGCTAAAGAGACTTACATTTGGCCCGAGGTCGTAGGTCAGATTCTTAACACGGGCGACTATGTGTCGGCCATTGCCAGTAACAATACCGGCGTGAACTTACGCATGAGTGGGCGCGAAATAACTTAAGGAGCACGGCTATGGCCGCATGGATGATACCCGCAGCAATTATTGGCAGCGCGTTATTTGGCTCTAGCGCGTCTAAAAAAGCCGCTAGCACGCAAGCTGACGCTGCTAACCGCGCTGCTGACTTGCAGATGCAGCAGTTTGAGCGTCAGGTTGAGCTGCAAGAACCTTGGCGTCAGGCGGGCATCACAGCGCTCAACAAGCTCACGCCGCTGGCGACTGAATATACGCCGTTCGGTATGGATCAGTTTCAGCAAGACCCAGGCTACGCGTTTCGCATGAAAGAAGGCATGAAGGCGCTAGAGCGCTCGGCAGCAGCGCGTGGTGGTCTACTGTCAGGCGGTATGTTGAGGGGCGCTCAAGAGTACGGCCAAGGTCTAGCGTCGCAAGAGTACATGAACGCTTTTAACCGCTATCAAGCCGAGCGTAACGCCCGACTCAACCCCCTACAGTCGCTTGCAGGCGTAGGTCAAACAGCAACTAACCAGCTTGGTCAAGCAGGGCAGACGATGGCAGGCAACGTGGGCCAAGCAATGGGCGCTGCCGCACAAGCGCGAGCGTCTGGGTACATAGGTGGCGCAAACGCGTTGTCGCAAGGGCTTGGTACGTACTTGAACTATCAGCAAGGCCAAAACTTTTTGAACGCCATGCGGCCACAACAAGCTACCGCTGCTGCGCCTATTACTGATTATAGTTATGGTGGCTACACCTACTATGGAGGTTAATGATGGCTCTCGTTGACCCAAACATCGCGCTGTCATATAAGGGCGTCCAACTTCAAGACCCGTTGGATCAGTACAGCAAGGCGTCTGCGGCGCAGTTCAACGCGCTAAAGATGGAAGACATGCTGCAAGAGCGCGAGGCGCTGAAACAGATTCAATCAACGATTGCAGCTAAAGGTGGGCCAACAGATTTGCGAGCCGCCGCGCAAGCAATGTTTAAAACTGGCAGACCTGAATTTGTAAAAACGGCAGTGTCTATTCTTGAACGGTTAGACAATCAAGATCAGTTTAGCCAATATTTAAGTCAGACTGAAGGACCGCCTGCTAATGCTTTAGCCGCCGCGCCTGCTGCACCTGCACCTGCACCTGCACCTGCACCTGCACCCGCTAATACTTTAGCCGCCGCGCCCGCGCCTGCTGAAACGCCGCCAGCCAATGCTTTAGCCGCACCACCTCCCGCAGCAACACCAACGTCCGCAGCGCCACCGTCTTCTAAAGAGTTAGAGCGACGCTACAGAATGGTGTCCAACATCAATACGCCAGCCGCTAAAGCTGAGGCGCGGTTGTTATTAACCAAAATTGAAAACGAATTCCGCGCTTCGATGCCGCCTGAGACTATTCGCACGATGACGTCATTAGGCTATCCAGCCACGCCAGAAGGGTACCAAGCGTTCCAAAGCGCGCAGCGGCCACCTCAACAACCGCGCAATCCTATTGCGGTGCTTGGACCTAACAACAGGCCAACGTTAGTTACACCTGAGCAAGCTGTAGGTATGACGCCTCTGACGCCGCCTGCTGTCCAAATATTAGGGTTGAATCCTAGAGACGCAAAAGAAGCCCCTGCACCAAGTGTCACGCAAATCCAAGACCCAACTAACTCCTCGCAGATGCTTACTATCGACGCAAGGACTTATAGGGGTGGGGGCGTAGGTTCGCTTGGCGTAATCGGTTTGGCTGGCAAAACACCCGCTGCAACGGCTGCGGCTACTAAGAAAGAAGAAGGTCAACAACAAGCTAGCGATATTCTTG